GGTTCTGTTGGTTAGAAAACGGAGAACCGTTCACCATGCGAACAGGGCGAAGACCGAAGGGAGAATCAAGATTTGCCATTTGTAGGCTCCTTCAGTTTCAAGTTACTCGGAGTCGCGTTCACGACCACCGAAAGATACACGACTTTGCCGACTTTGATGGATCGGCATTGAAGGATGTTGCTCCTTCATCAAGTCCTGATCAACTGCAACCATTTGTTCGCGGGTCCGGGTCCCGTAATACGCGGATCTTTCGTTTGCAGTTTCGACAGGTATACGGCACAGCATCAAGCCACCCTGACCAATCACACCCGCATATTTACCATCATCGATGGTGGGTGCTTCATAGCCCGGATACTCGTCAGCGCGGACAGGTTCCCATCCTTCACGAAGCTTGGAGTGGACATTCATCTTGTCCTCCTCGCCACGCATTGCGACTCGAATCCAACGATGCACGTACCCGTCTGGGGCCTTTGGTGCATCTAGGAGGCTGGGCGGTGCCCATGGTTTACGGCGCGTAGTTTTTTCACGCGTTTGGGTCTCACGTGGTGCTCGATCTGCCATCTTGTCACTCCTTCACGAACTTGGCGTATTCCTCAAGCGGAACGTTAAGCTTTTTCGCAATGGCGACCTGCGATGGCGTGAGCTTCACGGTCCTGCGCCCCTGTTTTGTACTGCGGGATGCGGAGGAGCCAGCAGAAGCGACCTGATTTCCCCCACCCGATTTCTGTGACTGGAACTTATGCGGAAACTCTTTCCGCATACGTCGGTCAATCTCAGTATAATACTCATCGCTATTTGGGTCAAACCCCTCTTCTTCGACGAGTGTCTGATGAATGGCAAATGCCGCAGTTGTCATAACACGGTCTTCACCAAACCAAGAGTTCTTTTGCGCCCAGCCTTGCGCCTTTGGATCAGGCTGCGGCTGCGGCTGCGGTTGAGCCTGCGCCACAAGAGCAGGTTGCATTTGCTCTTCACGCTGCGGCTGCAGTTTCTCTTGCTCAGCACGAGCTTTGGCAGTGTTGTAACGCTGCTGCTCAATGGCAAGATTAGAGATAAGCATTTGCGCTTCGGTCATGCGATCTGGATCGCCAGCCTCATACGCTTCACGATACGCACGTTTAGCCGCGTCTGTTTGGCTCTCCAAACGGCTACCGTATTCCGAAAGGTATCCCGTATCCAATTGCTGCATACGTGACTTCAGCTTCTTATTTTCCTCCATAAGCTGCTGAGACAAACGAACCGCTTCTTCACGGTCACGCTCTTCCTTGCGGTATTTCTCGGTCAGGCGCTTGATACGGTTCTGAACGTTTTTACTGTAGTTCTCGAGCTCGTCGTCACCCGCAGGCTTTTCCGACACCGGTTCTTGTTCGGGAGAAGCTTCCTGTTCAACAGGTTGCTCCTGTTCTACCGAGGTTTCAATCTCGGTTTCTTCGATCTGTTCTTCAGCCATAATCCTACCTCACACCTGTTTGATGTCATTAGGCTCAAGAATAGTAGCGATAACTTCGTCATCATTAATGATGCGAACCTCCCCGCCATCAATCTTGAACCGCGAACCAGCATACCGACCAATGCAAACCCACTGACCCTCCTTGCACCATGGCTCAGGATTTGGTCCGAATTTGTCGGGATCCTTATAAGCCAAGGGGCCAAGCTTCAGTACGTAAGCAACAACGGTTGCCACAGATTCACGTTCCCGAACCTCGTCGGGAACGTACAAACCACCCTTTGTCTGTGCTGTGCCTTGATAAGGCATAACAAGAACCCGCCAACCTGTGGGCTGCGGGAGACGCTCGAGCAATGGTTTTTCTATGAGAGACGGATCGAGAACACGATCCTCGGATTTAATATACGCGCCCTCCAAAGATGCAGTGGAAGAGCCTGTCTTGGTCTCTTCCCGCTCCTTGTTGAGTTTCTGCGCGACATGATCAGGAAGATATAAGGTCTTCGACATCGTCAGCGTTTTTCTCCAGCAGGGCTTTCATTTCTTCCCTGGCAAAAGCGAGGCCCCGTATCTCGCCAACCAGTGATTGGTACTGCTCCCAATCTTTCGCAGAACCGTATGCAAGACTTTCCGTTATGCTTTGCTCACGGTCCCTCAACATCTTGTACATGTATTTTGCAAAATCAACAACATCCATTACAGGATATCCTTATATTTCTCCTGTGCTTCGGATGTAATTGGTCCACCTTCTGCCCATGAATCGCAAGTGTTTTCTGACTCACAAACAAATTTAAAGATCTGGCAGTAACCCAATGGGGGACTTTCCATGTCGTCATCCAAACCGATGCACTCAAGAATGTCCTCGGTTTGGTTATATGCAGCGCAGTTTCCGCACACCTGATCGGAACGGAAAGCAACGCCCGTGTTTGGTTCACGGTAGTTTGACTCGTCCACAGCCTTCTGACGGTTCTCTGCGTTGAGGTCTTCATCCTGCGTAGGCAATGGACATGCCATGCCTTCATCGTTTTCTTCGTATTCATCCACAGGGATTGCGCCGTCAGGCAGCAGGCTGATTACGATTGTAGCCATTAGTATGTCCCCCGAAAGCCTTTGCCGGACATCTGAGAGCTTTTGCAACCACGGACTTCACCGCCCATGTTAAACTCCTTAACATCCATTTCGTCGTCAGCATAACGTTCTGCCTCACGGTTGCCGCGCTCGATAGCGCCAGCGGCTTCGTCCGCTTCAAGAATACGCATCAAGTCCTGATCTCCACGTTCTGCCTCAGGAGAGACATCACGGAATGGACGAGGCATTGGCACTCGAGATCTTTTTGGTGCAGGCATATTAACTCTCCTTTTCACACTGACGAGCGTAGGTCTCGTTGTGCACAACAGTGTCAACAAGTAGCTGACGATCATTTCTCATGAGCCACTCTACAGTACTTTGATCCTCAAATAAATGAGGCTTTGCTATGTCACAATAGGTGTCAACTGGGATCAGCGTTCCGCAGCCACCTAGAAGCGCGCTCACCAAGACCAACGTCGTCCAAGCTCTCAATTTCATCTTCTACCTCCCGAGCCGTCCGCATGCTATCAATCAAATGTTGATCTGCTTCCCGCTCATACTCATGGATGCTGTCCCTCTTGCCGCGAAAGTACGCAACCAAAACAGCGGCAAGCACTACGCCCGCCGCTGCTAGGTATGTCTTTATGCGACCAAGCAAGAACATCAGCGGTCACCCGCCTTCCATTTCTTAATCCGCTCCAGATCGATAATCCCCGTGGCAGTCAGGATGATCACACCCAGGACGCCAAGGATCAGAAGATTGGGCCACTCCAGCCCACCGAGTGCACCAACCACAGGGGTAGCAATCCCTGCAATCTTCGTAAGTTGCGAAGCTTGAATCGTCCGCGATTGTGTAATCGAGGTTCTCGGTGCTGGGGCTGGGCGGTTGCTTAGCCATGGGCCTACTTGGAAACCAGGGCATGCCTTGTTGGCATACTCGTTATGTCCACTCACCTTCGTAATTGTTGGGTATTCCGTTTTTAAACGGTCAATTAGGTTCTGCAGGGCAACGCCCTGTTCAGGAGTAAAATTATCAGAAAACGCATCCGTTTTGGTGCTGCCGTGGCCACCGAACAAAGAAATGCCGATGCTGTTGCGGTTCTGCCCGCGAGTGTGCGCCCCCGCCGTGGCAACAGGACGACCCTCTACAACGGTGCCGTCACGGTCGATGAGGTAATGATATCCAATGTCAGACCAGCCATTGCCTTCAACGTGCCACTTGCGCACCTCATTAACCTTACGTTCGGTGCTCTTGCCTTCCCACCAGTCAGCACGAGTGGCCGTGCAGTGCACGATGATCTCATTTATGTCACGCATTAGAATATTCCTTGGAACTTGTTTGCACGGGGCGAAGAACTAAAGCGGGACTGAACTGCCCCGCCATTAGCCATCTTCTTACTTTTGCCCGCCTTAGACAACGCAATCGCAACGGCTTGATCCTGCGGTTTGCCCGCAGCCATTTCAGTGCGAATGTTTTCGCTGATAACTTTTTGAGAAGATCCCTTTTTAAGAGGCATTAGCTGGTCCTCCGAAGCATGGCCTCGCGCTGCATTGCAATGCGCTCACGGTTTACACGGTTGCGTTCTTCCGCAATGTCTTCTTGGCTCTCGATACGAGCCGCATCCGTCGCCGCGCGCTGCGTCATGCGCGCTGCTTCCATAGCGATGTCTGCCTCGTCTTCTGCCGCCTTGCGCTGCAAGTCCTGCTGCTTCAGAGCCAACTCCTGCATGCGGATTTGTACAAGCGGATCGGACATCGGATCTGGCCCAGTAGGTGTAAGCTGCTGCATGATCTCAGCCATAAGCTGCTGAACCTGCATCGAGACAAGCTTCTCGATTTCCGCAGGGTTCTGCATGTCTTGCTGCACTTGCGCGATCTGGCGCTGCGCTTGCATTGGATCTACAGCACCAGTTTGCACCAGCATCTGCGTCTGATTGATCAAGCCTTCGATCTCGCCCATCACAACCTGACGCGCTTTCTGAGAAACGTGTTCCATGATGTGGGCGTAGAACGTGCCCATAACCTGAGGTGATGTCATGACCAAAGGTGTCTTCATAAACATCAGGTGGATCTGAATGTGTACATCGTGATCCTGATCTGGGAACGTGTGCAGCAACTCACCCATCAAAGCACGAGCATTCTCGACCGCAGGGTCAAGAGGCTGTGGCTGCGATGGAGCAGGCAGGATCTCATCAATGTTCTGGATCTCAAGCGCCTGATACATCCGTCGATACGCCGCATGCAGGTTGTGCATCTGCGGGTTGGACTGCGCCAACTGCAGCTGCGTCTGTGCCAACGTAACACGCTGCGCCATCGAGAAGATGTTCGGGTCAGAGACAGGAACGACATCGATGCGGTCGTCAAAGTCCTCCGCCATAATAGTACGCTGCGCACCCGCCACATCATAAGGATACTGCTGCGGAATGTTGTCACGGAAAATCCGAGCCAAGATACGGAACTCGGTCTTTTGTGCGTAGTGCAAGCGTTTATGAATTGCAGACATAACCTTCATGCCGCGCTCCAAAAGCGCAACAGTCGTGCCAACAGGAGCCTCTTGGTTCATGTTGCTCGTCTGCTCGTCCGCCAAAGAAACAAACCGGCGTCCGCCTTCAATCAAAGAACCAAGCAATTGTGCCAAAGTTCCCGATGGTTCCTTGTAGGGCAACGGAATAATCGAATCCCGAATGTTGCCCCCAGGTGCATCAATGTCCCGCCACTCACCCGGCTGTAATGGTTCGTCGTCATTACGAACCCTTACGCCTCGAGCCTTAAAGCCAGCTGGGAGGTTTGCCAGAGTACCCGCGTCAATAAGCTGACGGAGGATGCTCGTGGCAGCACGGCCAAGGCCCCCAATCATGTGGATCAGGCCAAAACCATAGAAGCCCAGACCCGGCATGAACTTGTAGTGAACGAAGTATTGGTTCTTGCGCTTGAGCGCAGACCCTTCGTCAAAATTGCGGCGAACCGAAAGCACCTTACCGGAGCCCTCGTCAATGGTCACAATGTATGGAAGCTGAATACCAGTAGGCTCACCCTCCATGTCCATGTCCTCAAAACCCTCAAGGTCAAGGTCCACGTGCATCTCAAGCAGCGTATATACGTCATCCATATACGTCTTCTGAGTACCTTGGATCTCGTCAACCTTGTCACGGACAGGATCGTCGTCAGCTTCAAACTTGCTTAACTCTACGTCGCGGTAGAACCCCGCAACTTGGAGCTTGCGAACTTCGTTTGCATCCATGCGTAGAACATGAGTCACACGAGGTGCGGTCTGCAAATCTGTTGCCGAATACGGCACGACCAAGTCCTGCGCAGGCACAAACTTAGATACAGCGCGCTGACGGGCCTCGTCAAAGTACACCTTCTTAAAGGTAGAGCCCGACAGTGGGAGATAGAACAGAAGCTGATCCATGTCAGGATCGTACTCTTCCATGATCTCCGTGATCTGGTAGTTCATAAAGTCCTTGACACGAGTAGCTTGCTCCTCACGAGCAGCATCCTGCAAACCAAGGATTCTGGTCTGGACGGGGCCACCCGCAGGCAAAAGCTCTTTATAAGCCTGTGCCTGAAACTGTGTCACACTTTCCGCGATCAACGGATGCGTTACACCAGATGCGCCCTCAAACGGCTGGGTCCGGTCTTCGTATTTAATGCCAAGCTGATCTAGGCCTTTGGTATATGTCTCTTCCCACTCGGACCTTGACTCTAGGTCATCCTCATAGGAGGTCCGCAATTCGGAAGAAAGCTCACCAAGATATCCGTCGTCGAGATACTCTGCGAGGTTTGCGTCATGCGCAACGTCCATCGTTGCAGCAGCTTCTTCCAATGCCGCTGAAAGCGCCTCAACAATAGCACTGCCGTCTTCACTTTCCGTGACAGACGCACCACCCTCAAAGGTTTCTGGTTCTTCCACAGGAATATCAATGCCGGGGATCAGATCGTCCTCTGGTCCTCCCTGCATTGATCCCGAGTCAACAAGTGTACCCATAGGGCGAGGTGGCAATGCCATCAGTAATACTCCCGTTTACGAGGATAATACTCCTCGTCATCGTCCTCACCGTCAAGCGAAACAAATCCGCCTTGGCGAAACCTCATTAAAGCCAAGGTCATGCTATCACAAAAGTCATCATGATCGCCATTGGGAAATGATGCGACCTCTTCTATGACCTCATCAGCAAACTTCTTGGCCGCTGGAGCCCACACAATCCCCGCCTCAAACAGAGGAGAAACCATGTGCATCCTTGTGATCTTATCTACACCACCACCGCCTGCGCGTCTACCAGGAGAAAACCCAAGCACAGGTAAACCTCGACTCCGCATCTCGTCAATCAACGGCCCACCCGAGGCCTTTTTCTCGACAATGACCATGTCTGGTTCCCAGTATTCATACTCGTTATACGCAACCTCTTTGAGTTCAGGGAAGTTCCACCGCCCTCTTTGCGCGTCCAAAAGTATGATATTATCTGGGCTGCCGTCCTGCGGGTCGAACACGCCCCACGTTGTGATAGCAGAATAGTCCGCCGTCTCCTTTTTCGAGAACGCGGTATCATATGCCTGAAGGATATACTTCAATTGTGGGGGTTCATCCTTCTCCCACGTCTTCCACCACTCGCGCTTTACAATCGCGGACTCAGTAGCGGTGGGCTGCTGCTGCCACTGCGCGCTCCACTTGCCAACAGGAAGCGACGCCTTGATGGAGAGTAGCGCATCCTTCTCCCAGAACTCGGGCCACAACGAAGCACCAGACGGCAAAATTGCTGGAAATTCAACGACTTCCCACTTGTCAGCCATACTGTCGCCGGTCTGTGCCTGCAACAAACGACCCGTCAAATCCTTTTTACCCCAGCGCGTCATGACCAAAATGATCGCACCGCCCGGCTGCAAACGCTGTCGAGGACCAGAAGTGTACCATTCATAGGCGTTGTCGAATGCGGACTCGCTCAACGCATCTTGTTCAGAATGAGGGTCGTCAATGATGAACAGATCCGCGCCACGGCCAGTGACAGCCGCGCCAACACCAGCAGCAAAATATTCACCACCCGCCGATGTCTGCCACTTCCCCGCACCTTTGTTGTCCTCTTTCAAGTTCGTATTCGGAAATATCTCTTTATACTGCGGATCGTCGATTAAGTCGCGGACTTTACGACCAAATCTCACAGCAAGTTCCGTATTGTGTGTCGCCTGAATAATCTTGAGCTTTGGGTTACGGCCCAAAAACCAAGCAGGCATTAGGAAAGATGCGAACTCAGATTTGGAATGTCGAGGAGGCATGTTGATAATCAACCGCTTCAACTCACCACGGGCCACCCGCTCCAGCTTTTCAGCGATGATTCGATGGTGTCGGCCTTCGATGAAGTTCTCATACACGTGATGAGCAAAGGGCATAAAGCGTTCTTGGGCCTCCTCACGAAGGTCCAGCTTTCTCTTGGCCTCGGTAAGCGCCAAGATTTCCTTAAGCGCCTCTTCCGGTAGCCCCTGTAAATTCATCTACTACTCCTGCGAACCCGGACGATACGGTGTGTACCCTTCCAGTTGTGCCACGCTCACCTCTCCAGTGCGTGGTCCAACCGTTGGACGGGCCAACTCTGGTACACATGTAAAGCCACCATTGGGCATTTGAACCTTACGATAGCCAGGAGGGCACTCGATTTCAGGCTCTTCCTCTTCTTCAAGAGCTTCTTCCTCTTCAAGAACACAAACCCAAACACCGTCGACAAGTTTACGAATGTAGGGCGGAGGGCACTCGTCATTCTCATCTGGCTCGATCTGGATGTCGATCTCTTCGTCGCCCTCGCCGCCGATAAGATCTTCGCCTTCGTCACCTGTCAACTCGTCCATGCGCTCTGCAAGGACAGGCTCATCGGTGGCTGTACTCACAAGGATAAGAGGTCTTGTTGTCTGATCAGTGGTCGTTTCCGGCGCAGTCGGAACGGTTGCAATTCCAGTTTGTTGCGGAACAGTGAGATCACGCGAAACCGTTTGATCGATGATGACACCCTCTTCTTCAGGTGTAACTTCGGTCGAAACTGGGCGCTCAGGATCCAGAATTTCTTCTTCAACCGTTGCCTCAGGACCCGCTGTTGTGGTTAGAGCGGTCGGAACGGTTGCAATTCCAGTTTGTTGCGGTGTGGTTGGCAGCGTTGAGCGCGGAACGGGCTGTTGTGCCACGCTTTCTA